TTTCTCCTAATTACTTTCTAATTCCGGCTAAGGACAAAATATGATTTAACTCCGAAGAATCGACCGACTCTTCTTCTTGAGCGACCTTCGCTCTATTACCTGTATTGGCTGACAATGTCGCCTCTGTTAACTGCGTCCTTGCGGATGTAGGTTTACGTTCAGCGGCTTCATTTAGAACGCTTGGCAAATACTTGTTGTACTGACCTTGCAAGTTCCTAGTCTGAACCGATTCAAGCAATTCTTTCATTACTGCTTTCTTGTCTTTAGACAACGGAGCTAGTAATTCACCCATGACCTTTTGTCTTTCGACCAAATCCTGAGTTGCTTTCAGTTTGCCATCGAGTCCTTCCATAATGCTTCTGCTCTTCTTAACTGTTTCGGTTAATGTAGCAAGTTGCTTATCTTTTGACTCTACGACTGTTTGTAACTTCTTAAGTTGTGTACCTTCGTTTAGGTACGACGTCATGAATTCAGCTGCAACACTTTCAAAAATCTTGCGGCCGAAATCGTTTTCACGGGCGACACGAATGTCTTCCTTGAATTGACCAATTTCAGTGCGTAGTGTCTTCTCAATGTTAGACTCGATAATCTGAGCTGCACGCTTAATAAACTGTGCCTTTGTTTCTTGTAGCTGCTGCTTACCTTCAGTAACCATCTTGACTTTTTGTTCTACTAGAGATTTCTTGTCAACACGGAATTCACGAATTTCTTCAGCAAGTTGTTTCAATAGGAAGTTCTCTAGTTTCTTGAAGTTTTCCTTCATTACTTTCTTTTCAGAATAGAACTCTTTCATTTCCTTTGCTACTGCTTCTGTGATGAATTTGTTTAGCATTCCTGTGTGCTCGACCAACTTGCTCTTGTAAGCAATGCGTTCGGTGACAAGTTTTCTCTTGTCTTCGGCGAATTCTTCGAGTTCAACGCGGACTTTATCTGTTAAGAATCGATCCATTGATTCTACTAGTGTTCCCTTGTCGTGTTCAAACTTGCGAGCGAATTCCTCACGGAGTGTCGCAGCAACTTCTTCACGCGCTTCAGAAATCTTTGTATCCCATAATCCAACTATCTGATTACGGACATCTTCGGATAGTCCTACGCTTTCGCTCAAGATCTCATCAATTTTCTTTGCCATCTTGAGTTCCCCTTAAATTTTTAACTCTTGAATAAATCTGTGAAGGTCCTTAACAAGCTGTTTCTGAGCAGCAGCCTCTGTCAATGCAGACCTTGCGGTATCCATGACATTATGACCACCCTTCATGTTATAAAGACTTTCATATATTGTTCTAGGAAACGCATTTGGTGCGCTTGGTTGCGCAACGATGTCAACTGTAACAATTTCAAATTCTGAAACTGCACCGTCATCACCGACGTTTCCAGAACCACGGGAAGAGACGCCCAACTTTGCGCCCGATTGGAGCAGTGTCTTTACAATGCCACCCATCGGAGTTGCAACAATCTTCAACTTTCCGTATCCGTCTGCACCATCCATCCACATTTCTGTAATGAGGTGACTCACGCGGTCAAGGTTAATAGAAAGCTCTTCCGGGTGGTCGAGTTCTCCCATAACTGATTGACCTGCACTTAATTTTTCTGTAATGGAATTTACAGCCCTGGCAATTTCTCGAACAGGATAAACGCGCTGATTTTGATTCTTCACGTCACCTTGGATAAAGATCCCTTTCATACAGAGATCTTTACCACCAGTTTTATTATCTTCTTCGAGCAATTGAACGTGTGCCTTATCAAAAGATAGGAACTCGTACAGTTTATTCGCCATAGCCATTTTCATTCCTTAGGCTGGCTTATTGGTTAGAGGAGACTTAGTAAATCCAGGACCTGCTGACTTACCGCCCGTATACTTAGGATCAGTTCCTGCCGCAATGCCGGACTTCTTAGGAGCAACATTTACGTTGTCTGTAGATGTGTCATCCTTTGCAGAATCTCCATTCCACTTACCATATTCACCACCTGTTGGTCCGCCACCGAGGATGTTAGTTGGCTTTCCGCCATAGTCTTTACGTGGAGGAATGTTAGTAAACGATGACTTAGTCTGTTCAGCACCAAGTGGTGTGTTCTTACCAGTACCTACAAGCTTTGCTGTACCACGTTGGCCAGTATCAGGTGTCTTGTTTAGAAACTTTGTTTCTTCGGCAACCTTATTACCTTGCTTCTTAGCTTGTGGTGCTACAGGAAGCTTTGCAGTCTTGTTCTTTTCGAACATAGTCGCGACTACTTCGCCGACAACTTTTTCTTCTGCGCCACCGCCGAAATCAGGCATTCCGCCTTCGGCGCCCATACCGGCATCAACTGGTTCTACTTCGTCTTCGCCGCCGAATTCACCGCCTAGGTCTGCGTGATTTGGCTCTTGCATTTCTTCGCCCATCAATGCGTCGAATTCTGCACGTAGTTCAGCAAGTTGAGATTCTAGATCTTCAACACGCTCTTCTGTGGTGCCTTCGCCCATTTCGTCGTCCTCACCACCGAATTCGTCGCCCATTTCGTCGTCTTCGTCGCCTTCACCTTCGCCGGCTTCACCGTCGTTAAGTTCATCAGCATCAACCTCGTCCTTATCGGTCTTGATTTCATCTGTGAAATCTTTATTAGGTTCGCCACCAACTTCATCATCTTCCTCGACGATATTTTCGTAGATTACGCGAGCTTTTTCTACGATAATTTGGTGGAGTAATTCAGCGGCCTGGTCCGAATCTTCACTTAATAGTAGATCCAGAACCCTTTCAAGCTTTTGTTGTTGTGACATGCCCAATCTCTCCTTGAGTAATTAAAATTCTAAAATTCCACATTAGTGGTATTCTAGGTATTTAACCCAAAAGAAGATATTATAGGTGGAAATAGCCTTAAAAGAGGCTATTTTAATAAATCGAGAAGTGTAAGTTATTTAGTCTCGGTTTGGTCGAGATAATAAACTACTTTATAGACCACCCGAGGGCTCGGAGGCTTGTCCATACATATCAGGAAGAAAATCTATATGTTGAGCTTTTTCATACTTCTCAGCATCTCTAGATTTTCTTAGTTTTTGTAAATGGAGCATAGTCAACCGTGGCCTTCTTGTATCATCCATCTTGGCCTGACCCAGATCGTCGTCCGCTGGATCATAATATTCAACAAGTAATTCACGTGCTAGGATTTTGGGTGCCTCTTTTAATAGATAATGTATGAACTATTTATCGATCTACAATGGATCTATAATCACTGCTGACCAAAACTATCGATTTCAGCATCGGATACTTCGGTTCCGCCCGGTGGTGCACCTTCCTCACCGCCCATTTCCCCTTCGGGTGCCATATCGTCGATACCCGAACTTGTAATTCCAACATCAGATAAGCCTGCTGGTGCAGATCCGCCCGCTAGTTCTGGAGCAAATGTTTTAGTTAATCGACTGCGCTCTTCCTTCCACATACGCTCATTTTCAGCAAGTTCTGCTTCTGTCCAACCCAAATAACGCTTCAAAATAAACCGCTTGGATACAAACGAAATCTCAGTTAATGCTGTAAATGTATTAATTTTTGCAGAATCTAATTCTAACTGACGATATTCAGAGAATGATTGTGCTGGCGTAAATGTTAATTCAAATAAACTATTATCAATTGTTACACCACGACGCTTTAGGAATAATTTGAATTCCATATCAACAGGTTCAATAATCTGTTGTTGATAACGTGTAACAACCTTAGCAAATCTAAATTCTTGAATAAATGCAGTACCAACTTTACCGTCACTCATTGATGCTGTTCCGTCCTCCGGACCTGTCGGCAAGTACGAACTAGGAACTCCTAAGGCGCGAAGCATCTTATTATTGAAATATCGTAAATCATCGATATCTCCAAGATTTTCTCCGCCCGGTAAAACTTCAACTTTCGACCCACGACCTTCACTTGTTACAGCAAAGAAATAATCTTCCAAGATAGACATAGGATTATATGTAGAATCAACCACATTAGCGCCGCCGCCAGTTCTACTTGGAATACGTTTTTGTTGCACTTCATAACGAACACGTTCCAGATATTGTTGCGCTTTATTGGGTGGCATGGTGCCGACGTCAATAAAGAACACACGGCGCTCTGGTGCGCGGTGTACACGATAGATTAGAATAGCGTCTTCTAATAGCTCTTTCTGCTTATAAACCTTGTAAATTTGCTCAAGTATGCTGAGGCCGAAGGGCCATGCAGCGTTCATGCCTGTTGTGAGCGATAATTGCACAACATGTTCGGCATCTACTGCGGTAGCTCCACCGTCTTGATAATTTGCTGTACCGGCTCCGCCATATCCGCCTGACACATAATTCATGTTGCCTTGCATGGGTGGAGAAAATACGATACTATTTCCACCGAACGCTTCATTTGAAAGTTTGTTTAGTTGATTTGTTGCGACCAAACTCTTCATGTTCAAATCAATGTCTTTGACAAAATAACTTTCAATCTTCTTGCCGTCGGATTCATTTACAATGACTTTTTCAACTTTAGCTGGATCAATCCAATAAAGTTTATATGATTCGGGATCACGCAGAAAGAATTGATCTCCATAAACTAACACCGAACGGAATATAGTCCACAGACGTTTGCTAATTTTGTTAAGTCTACACCATTGTCCTAATGTCTTTTCTAAAATTTGAATTTCAGACGGAGTTGGTTCATCATTATATTTTAGAATGAGTGGGAGATGTGTAACTTCATCGGGCTCAGTGCCGAAATCTGCCAATGTATCGAGAGCTGCACTAATTTCGTGATCAAAATTCATTTGATCATAAACTGCATACCTTTGTAATCTATCTGGCGGCCCAGAATATACTTCGGGCAACCAGTTACTATACTTCGATGTAGAAGCATAAGCCGATGTACTATCGATCGCTCTTTGTGCCGCTGGCAAGACCGAATTAACGGGTTTAAAAAATTTACGCCATGTCATTATGTATTTACTCTTGCATATTTAAGTATATCTTTGTTAACCGATACTAAACTATTTGTACTAAGAAGAATTTGTTCTAATATTGAACTCTGATATCCGAGTGCAGTATTTATGCTACCGTCTGCTGCTGTCTTCTCTATTCCGGCACCCGGTCGTGTAGGTTCTGCTGCTACTTCAGACTGAGTTCCTGGTTTACTGTCAGTAGATACCTTTGATGGACTATCTAATGTAGAAAGTTTTGGACTTGACGGAGTACTAACACCTGTTGGTGTAGTAGGTGCAGGTAAAGATACTCCGGCGAATTTTCCTAATGCTGCGAATGTCAATGCTTTTGCTATATCAATACTATTGATTGTCGAAACTATAGATTGCAGAGTATCTAATCCTTTAAAGGATCCTAATGTAGCAGATAATAACGATATACTGCTTGATATAGTTGTTATTCCCATACCTGCCATCACTAAATTAGGACCTATTGCCGCAAATGCTTTTAATTGATCGAGCATAGAACCATCACCGAATAATTTTGAGAACCCGCCGGCGACCGTACTCATAATGCCACCGACGGCGCTACCTACACCAAATGAAGCCAATGCAACACCCAACGCCCCTACACCTTTGGCGACATTAATTAGATTATCACCATTAAGTTGTCCTAACAACACTATACTCTTTGTTATTGATTCTAACCCAGTACCAACTGCTTGAATTGCCTTTCCTAATACCAAAAGAGCTGCGCCCATTCCTGCTAATGCTGCTACACCTGCAAGTATAGCAATAGTACCGTAACCAGAAGCCATAAGTGCACCTAATGCCATTACGGTTAAGGTCAATCCAACAATTACTACGCCTGCCTTGGCTATAGATTCCCATTTAATATCGGCAAAATCTTTAAGTGCCTTTCCTGCAACCCATAATGTGACGGCAATTCCAGCCAATGCCAGAACCCCCAATAATACTTTTGGATCGCCTAATGCCTTTAATCCATCGGCAAGTCCCACTAATGTACCCCTTAATAATCCGCCGAGGGCGGCTCCTATACCTTTTCCTAAATCTCCAATTCCCTTACCTAGTCTACTAAGCATACCCTCGCCGCCGCCACCACCGCCCTTACCACCCTTACCACCCTTACCACTGCCACCACTACCATCCGCACCCAATGATGTTGTCATTTCTTCTGCAGCCTTGCCAGCCTTGGCCCCCTTACCTCCTATTCCGATTGTTCTTAGCAAATTCTTTACTAGTTTGCCTGGAACACCGGCAGTACTCTTAACAAGACCAAATAGCATACTTGTGAGAGAACCGAGGCCTTTACCTAATAAAGTAAATCCCGCTAGTACTCCGACAATAACTGCCATTCCTCCGATTATTGCTGTGAGATTAATTCCGAATTTTTCACTTAATTTATCATTCCATTGAATGTATGCATCAATTTTCTTTACTAGCCAATTTAATGCTTCTGTTAATGTTGTTAACATACCAACTGTTGGAGTAAATACTTTTTGTAGACTTGCCTGCATAGTCCCCCAGGCTGTCATGAGATCTGACCTTGTCTTATTAGTGGCCTGTAAATCTGCTAACTCTTTATCGGTTAACGTCTTTATAGAACGACCTTGTGCCTGTAAACCACCATAAATTTCCAATGCCTTCTCTGCCTCTCCAGCCAATTCTGGAATCTGGCGATAAAAGTTAGCCTGCTGTATACCATATTCAATCTGACTTTTGTTTTGATCAATAAATGTTTTCATCATTTGATCTTTCAGTGCCGGATCTGCTATATCTTTAATGCTATTTGTAAAAGCTGACATTTTCTGGGCAAACCCGCCCTGACCGATTTTCTGAAAACTCATGAATGTTGAGTTCAATGGCTTGATTGTATCAGTCATCATTCTCGCCATTGATTTTGCGAGATTCTGATCCTTCATTCCACTAAGCCATAACAATGTCTGCTCACTAGCATCAGTGCCTATCTGGCCCTGTAAAACCAATGCCTCTGTACTCTTAGATAGTGCGCTCATATTTGACATTATCGCAGTAGTGGACTGACCTGTTTCTTGTGATAATATCATTAACTTTTTAGTAAAATTCACTGCTGCTGCCGATTGTTCACCTGAGCTTCGTTTCGATACATCTGTGAAATTCTGCATCACTG